GATATAACCTTGACCCATACGATAAGGCGTAGCAGTACAACCTAAAACACGCATAGCTCGTTCAGCAGACAACTCATTGATTATCTTTTGGTATCTAGTTTGTTCGTCCGGGGATATGTTATGGGCTTCGTCAATAATGGTATAATCAAAGTGCCCAACTTTTTTTAATCTAGATCCAGAGGCTAAAGTATCTCTTGAAGCTACAAGTATTTGAGAATCCAACTCAGATCTTTTCAGCCCAGCTGATAACACACCAACTGGTGCCTCTGGCCATACAGATTTTATTTTCTCTTCTGCTTGTTCAATAAGCTCTTGCCTATGTGCTAAGACTAAAAACCTAGCATCAGAATATTTGTTTATGGTTCTTTTAATAAAGTTAGAAAAGATAACTGTCTTGCCAGACGCAGTAGGCAAACTGAGTAGAGGGTGTTTCTCTATTGACTCAGTTGCAAACCAGCTTTCTAGTGCAGTGATAGCGTCTTCTTGATACGGTCTTAGTTTCATTAATCATCTTCCTTGCCCTCTATATGCTTTGAAGGACTTTCTTTTATTCTTGTTCATACTACTGAACTTTACATTGCGCGAACCTTGGCTAGTCTTTTTATACTTAGCCCTAGATATGTGTATTTTTACTTCTCTTCTTATGGCCATCAGTGCCTCGTTTTATCTTTACTTTCCATTTGAAGTTTAACAGCGTCGAGTACTTCTTCTTCATCAAGCTCCTCTGGATCTATTACATAATCTTCATTCATAGAGTTCCAATCGGTGTTAGCTCCTCCAGCTAAATTGCCTAGCATATCTGCTTGAAAGAAAACTTCTTTTCTAGTCATGCCTTTTTCTTTAGCAATATCGTTAATGACTCTGCCCCAGGATGCACCGATCAACATCGTTGCTTCATTGGTACTGTGTTCCAATACGTCGTAAGTGACGCAACAAACATAGGTTAATAATACTTCTAATAATTTATGTGGACTTTTGATTTCTCCCATTCTTTTGTTGAATGACATCATGTGCATTCGTAATTCTTCTAACAATTCCTTCTTGGAGATCACTTCCAAATCTATTTTGTCTTCTTTCATATAACACCTTCGCTCTCTTTAATCTGTTTATCGAAACAACACAAGCCGCAACTTCGTCAAATAATTCAACTGGCAGTATGTGATTGTTTAACTTATATATTTTTGCTAACAACTTCTCAGAGTTAGCGACTAATTTTTTATCATCAATCATATTTGTTTCCTAATGTGTGCCTACCGAGCTCGTAACGCCGCTCGTATTAATTAACTTGCTCGGTAGGACTTTTTTGGGAGATGACCCAGTTATTTATCCCAAGGCATAGCATCATCTTCTTCTTGTAAAGGTTTCGCCGCAGGCGCTTCCTCAGATGTAGATGATGTACCTTTGGCTAAATAATCTTGTATCTTATTACTGTCCTCGTACCCATTTGTTCCAGGTTCAATTTTGATCTTGGCTTGGAAAGGATTGTTAATCATTTCGTCCAAGGCACTAGCATTGAAACTGACATCGGTGCTTAACCCTAACGCTTTACGCCAAGCTTTAATTTTCCTAGCGGTTACGGTTACAGCATTACCTTCAAGAGTAAAATACTCCCAAAGTTTTCTATTAGAATGGCTTGGACCGAGTACTTGAAACTCGATTTCAACCATTGCATTTCCAGCTTTAGATGTTCTCTTTTCCCATTTGTTAGCAACTAATTCATAGTCGCCAGCAGGCATAGGTTTAAAGTCATCTTCTTGATCAGGCACTTCGCCTAACATTATTTCAAAGTCATCACTCATGATAAATTTAACTCCTCGCGAAGACATAAAGTACAACAAAGAAGGCCTTTGTATTTATACCCACCGTCTAAAATTTCTTCTCCACAGTGGTCACACAAAATCTCCTCTGACACTTTATGCCTCCGACAGATTTTTAATTGATTTTTTATATTCGTCGTAAAACGAATCCCATTTGAGTTCTATCTTATCTGGAAGAGGAACTCGTCTCTTCGCGTCAAAGGCGGGAGAGAACTTCGTAAACAACATAGGATCACCCATGGCAAGTGCCCTTGTCTGCTCGTTGAAGCCCTTCCCTTCTTTCACAGTACGAACTTGATGGTTCGCAAAGAAATTGAAATCGACCCATTCTCTAATAATAGAAGCTGTCTTGTTGTGCAACTTCAATTGATACCTATCATAAGGTTCTCTCTCTGGGTCGTTAAAAGTTCTAATATCTACATGCGAAAGCAAGATGACATTCATCTTCTTTTGGTCATGCAAGATATCCAAACCTCTTAAAATCTTTCTAAACTTTTCTCTAGCCGCGGTGTAGCCTTTACCATAAGTAATCTCTTCGATACCAGATACATTTTTTTCTTCACACACAGCTTCATGAGTAAGAATCTCTGCCCAGTCTGTAGTATCTAGGACAACTGTTTTACGGTCATGATCCATAGTGGCAAGTTTCTTTATGCAATCAATAATGTCTTGATACTTTTCACACAATGGAAACTTCTTAACATTTAAAAATGCTGTACCTTTCTCGGTACAAATAAAAACTGGATTAGGTGCTTGAGAGCCGAAGGTACTTTTACCTATGCCATCTACACCACCGATATTCATTCTCACTGGACCGGGCTCTAAGCCAGATAATAATTCATCTTCAAGACTTGGCATTGTTGTACCTCCCTGGAACTACTTCTGTACCTAATTTTTTCATGGTAGCAACAAAGTCTATTAAGAAATTAGCTTTGCCTTTGGTTCTAGCATGTGGTTCGATTTGATCTCGATAATAAAATTGCATGAGACTTTTGTGAGTCATGCCTGAGATCTTTGCAATATGAGCAAAACTCAAACCATCTGCTCTTAAATAATCTACTGCTTTTACAAAGTCATTAATATTGAAATAATGTTTTGCATAATAGTCGTAAGCATCGGCAAACAACTTTTCCTTAGACTCGCTTTGTGCGGAAGTCATCTCTATTTTTTTACTCATTTGGTTTTCCTCTTTTCAACAAAGCTGACGTATGGACGATCTGATATTTCAGTAGTCAAACCTTCAGCTAATTTATAGTAATGGGATGGATGTTGTTCAGCTAGAGTAGAAGTTTTTCTTTTGTCTTCTTTATACTCTATTTGAAATGGCCAAAGATTAGCTGGCACCTTGCCTTCGGCATGTATCTTTGCAACATAGTCTTGATCCCAAGATTTCTTCAAACGGTACTCAACTTTAATATCAGAATCTAAATCATCAAGGGTTACTCGATGAGATCCCCCGGTATTACTAAGCTGAATTACTTGATCGTTTACTCTTGGGTGTCTTGCTATTGCAATGTCTAACTCTTTAGATTCCTCACGGAGTTTCTTTTGCCATAGCAAATTCTTTTTCTTTCTTTCGATAAGTTCTTGGAGTTCGTCGAACTCGGTCTTCTCTCGTATATCGTTCATAAAATCTCTCTGTAAATTTGTTCATTGCCAATTAAATAGATAATGTTTCAGAATGTCAAACACTTTTTTAAATTAATTTAGACAAATGTGTAAAAAAAAATATACATTATGAAAATGTTTCCCTATAATAACGCCATGAATAAATTACAAGAATATATAAAAAACAGAGGCAGAGAGAATGTTGCAGAGATATGTGATGTATCAGTTCATGCAGTACGCTCTTGGTATTACGGAACAAGACAACCCACAGTTAAACAAGCTAAGAAGATTATGTTGGTAACTAATCAAGCTCTTACTTGGGAAGACATCTACGGACCCATCGAGGAAGAGGCATCAGCTTAATAAAAACTTTGGGAGAAACATGTCGCTAGTATTAAACGCCAATAAAGATTGGGAAAATATTTCCGAGGAAGCCAGACAAGAAATGATTTGGTCTTTCTGGGAAGAAGGCTTTCATTTAATCCCTTGTGGATCTAGAAACGAAGCTATCCCAGAATACTTTAGAAAGCGTCATCCTTTTGAAGACGATGACAAGCTCAGTGCAAAGTGGGCAAAGACACCCAGAGTCAAATGGGAAACTTATCAAAGAAGACAACCCACACAAGAAGAATTGAGAGAGTGGTTGGCTCGGTATCCGGGAGCCAACTGGGCTGCTATCACTGGGATAACTTTTGTTGTCCTAGATTGTGATAGCGAAGAGGCGGTCAAGTTCGTAGAATCTGGTCAAGTAACTAGATCGCCTCTTAAACAGAAGACTCCTCGTGGTGGCTATCACTACTTCTATCAAATCAATGAAGGTCTGAATGTTAGAAACATGACTGGTAAGTTAGATGTTAGAGGCGAAGGTGGTTACGTTATGGTCTCGCCTTCTACTAAATACTTTTTTGAAACAGCAGATGGCTTAGTCGTGAACGACATCGATGATTTGCCTATGCTCAACATGGAAGACTTGAACAACATACACGACTTCAATCAATCGGATAAGGTCACTTCTATTTTAGATAATAAAAACAAACTCACTGCTGACCCAGTAGATGTTGGCCAAAGAAACGATACCTTGGCTAGATTGATTGGTAAGTGGATTAAAGAAGGTTGGGGTTATCGTGAAGTATTAATTAAATGTTTTGATTGGAATCAAACTTTACAACAACCTTTGCCCTTTCCAGAAGTATTACAAACATGTATGTCAATTACTCAAGGACACATCAAACGACACCCAGAAGATACGGAAGCTGGAATACTGCAATGGAAGACTAGTGAATGGGAAATAGATTTAAGAGATGAACTCAAAGAGATACTTGAACAAGAAGATCCCATCATTGATCAGAAACGTAAAGATGATTTAACGGACCCACTAGGTTTAAAACCTTACAACGATGAGTTTTGGACTGGCTTGGAACCTAGTTCTATCGGTCAGTTTTGGGGCGATTGTTTTATCTTTGAACAGTCTAGATGTTTGCTGATTGGTAAACCTAAAATAGGTAAGTCGCATTGGCTTGGTGGTTTTGCCGCGGCAGCCACAACCGGACAATCGTTTATGGGTAAACCTTTTACGCGTCCTTGTAAAGTCATGTGGCTACAAGCAGAGATTATCCAGGAGTTTTTAAAAAATAGAATAGATACTTACTATCAACCTTACATGCACGACCCAGAATTAATGGCGATGGGACATGCTAACTTGATACCGACTGGTAGATTGAGAAAGAACTTGATGAGAGATAAAGATATTGATGGCATTGCTAGAAGTATTGAATATCATCAGCCAGATATTGTGATGATTGACCCTATCATTAACTTCTTTGATGGCGAAGAAAACAGTAATCAGGAGATACATAATTTATTATCTAGAGTAGATCGTTTGATTGAACTCTTTGGCGTCGCAGTAATCATCGCCCATCATACTGGTAAAGAAAGAGCTGACGATGCTTCATTTATGTCAGCGCGTGGTGGTTCTGCTTTTGCCGGATGGATGGACTCAGGTATCAAACTCATGGGACAAAAGCCAAATGTCACTATGTTTTATGAAGCTCGAAACGCAAGAGAGCCTGATACTCACTTGGCTAGATTTGATTTTGAGAAAGGTAATTGGGACATGGTTGACTTTGACGAGGGTCCTGACGAAGTAGAGATTGCTCAGAAGGTAGCAGACGCTATGGATAGAATTACTTTTTATACAAGACAAGAACTAGAACTATTGGCAAGACAAGCATTGAAAGAAAACAATTTACCCAGTGGCGAGAGAGCTGCAAGATACGCAGTCAGTCATGTGCAAAAATATTTGGGCGATATAGTTAAGACTCATGCTATTCCTGGAAAGCAAACTTGGCACTATCGATTTGATAATAAAGGTAAGAAACCTTGGGAATAACTGTTAGGATTTATTTATGATTGCTTTCCCAAAGAAAAAATACAATATCATTTACGCTGATCCTCCTTGGCAATTTAACAGTCGTATTCATCAAGAAAATCGTGGCTTTACACATAGCTTGGAAGATCACTACGACACAATGAAAGGCAAAGATATAAAAGATTTGCCAGTTCAAGATATTGCTGACGATGATTGTATTCTTTTCATGTGGGTAGTTGACTCACATTTGAAAGAAGGCATAGAAGTAATTGAGTCTTGGGGTTTTACTTACAGAACAATTGGTTTTACTTGGGTCAAAGAATATCCAAATACTTTTCCCCCACAAATATGTTTTAACTTTTCTCCTTATGTATTGAAATCAACAGAGATTTGTTTGATTGGCATGAAAGGTAAATTAAAAAATATTAAAGATCGAGATGATGTTAAAGGTCTTTGCTTTGAAGCAAGAACTAAACACAGTGAAAAGCCTCATGAGATTAGAAGAAGAATAGAAACAATGTGCAAAGATCTACCTAAGATAGAGTTGTTTGCTAGAAAAAACTTTGATGGTTGGGACGCTTGGGGTAACGAAGTATGAGAAACTCATACAAAATAGAAGGCCCCGCATTGATTAGTTTCTCTGGTGGTAGAACATCTGGCTTCATGTTGAAGCAGATAGTAGACGCTCACGATGGTGTCCTCCCGGAAGATGTGCATGTAACTTTTGCAAACACTGGTAAAGAAATGCCTGAAACTTTGGACTTTGTCAGAGATTGTGGCGAACACTGGGGCGTAGATATAACTTGGTTAGAGCTAGAGATAGGCGATGAGAGGCCGATATATCGTACAAAAATAGTGAACTATGAGTCAGCTTCTAGAAATGGCGAGCCCTTCGCTGCTTTATTAGACAGAAGGGCGTATCTACCTAACCCAGTTGCTAGATTTTGCACAGCTGAGATGAAGATTAGAAGAATGAAAGACTTCATGTGGAAGATTAAAGGCTACAAATACTGGGACAATATCCTTGGTTTGCGATATGACGAGCCGAAGCGTGTAACCTCGTCGCGTAATGCTTCGACTAAAGAGCGTTGGGAAAATCTTATGCCTATGTATGAGGCAAAGCATGGGATAGATGAGGTATTAGAATTTTGGCAGAAAGCTAACTTTGATTTGAGATTGCCGACAATCAATGGTCAAACAGTAGCTGGTAATTGTGACTTGTGTTTCTTAAAGGGACGCAAAACTCTCAATGCCTTGATGAAGGAACGACCTGATCTAGCAGATTGGTGGATTGCCCAGGAGAATAGATTTGGTAATGAGTCTGGCGCAACCTTTCGATCTGATAGGCCGCCCTACATTGAGCTCGTTGATGAGGCAAAAAATCCTAAGATGTTGGATCTATTTGAGGACGATAGTATGTCGTGTTTTTGTCATGATTAAGCTAAAAAACGGTTGTGCAACGCTGATTGGCGATTTTGCACAGCGTCTGAAAAAAGTCAATAAAATCAATGACTTAACGATTGTGCAGTTGTGCAAGTGCACATGCCTGCACATGCGCACAGCGTACGCTGAAACCCTTATGTTTATTGGG